ATCTACTAAACCTTTCCCACCTTCTCCAATGGTGCTTAATGCAATGTTTGCAGCAGCTGCCTCAAGGGCATTCATGTTTTGTCCTGACCATTGAACTGAGTTAGAGTCCTGAATACCACCAGGGATTGGTAAAATTACAGTTCCAATACTATTTCTGTTCCCCTGTCTTGCTTCATTACTAAATCCAAACTGTCCACTTTGATTGAAATCTTGAGGAACATATTCAAGCATCGTGAACTTGATTACATCTTGCTTGGTTTTTCCAAGGTCTAATGGATAAACAGAATCACTAAACTGCTTTCTTGTTTTTGGTGAACCTGCAATATCTGTTGAAAATATAGGTGCATTAGTAGGTGCCGGTGCAGTGTTTAAAGACTCTAATGTTTGAACTTCATTTAGGGCAGCATTACCAGATCCAAGTGCAGCCTTATCAAGGGTTGATTTTGTTACACCATCAATATTATTTTCCGCAAGTTCTCCCGCAGCATTGTCAACTTGAGTTTTTATTGCTTGTCTTAGGTTGGACTTTGGATTTCTTAGATCTCTTTGTTCATCGACAGTTGCATTAGATGTCAACTCATCCTTGGTGACCGTTCCTTCACTATTGACAGTAACACTTTGAATCAACTGACTATTGTTTCCTTTAGCATCAGTTCTAAATGTTTGTCTCTGAACAGATCCATCAGCAAGGGTAACTACATCGGTCTTATAGTAGCTTTTTCCTTTACTTTTCCTGTCAACTACATTTACCCCAGACGTTTTCGATGCCATCAGATATGGTGGTTTTTATTTATTTAGCACCAATTTTCCATATGACAGGGATAGTAAATCATCAAGTTCATCCTGTTGAACAATGTATACTTGAGTTCCTAACTCTTCCCATGTATATTGTCTATACTCTTGGTGGTGAAAGTTGATTCCACGAAATCCCCATTGAAATAAATCAGTCACTGCAACAAGTGGGTGTTGATCATATGAAATGTTAGGAGTCTTTGCAAAGTATTTAAAGGTACAAATGTTTCCCTCTTCAGGTATGGGTGCTACCGTATCATTCAGTGCATACATTATCAATTCCATCCTGTCATCGACATTGGATTCGGATTGAATGTCTTGTCTTATGGGTTCGATACGGTTCATTTGATACCTAACTCGTCCTCTGTGATGATCTTGAATTCAATTCTTCTATCTTCACAAAACTCTTCAGCAGCTCTCCACTTTGCTTTATTCACTTCCCAGGTCTTACACTCATAGATGTATGACTGAGTAACTTTCTTTCTCTTTGCTGGTGGTTTTGTTTGCTTCTTTGGTTTCACCTCAATAACATAAGTCTTGACTTGACCGGTGCTCTCCTTTACTTTAATGATAAAGTCTGGGTAGTATTTGTGAACTCTACGATCAAGTGGTGAGACATATGGAATGTGAAACTCTTCACTACCCCATTGTAAAATATTTTCATTCAAGTCGCACCAACGACAAAACTTGCGTTCCCAACTACTTCGGCATATAATATTATTGGGATCGCCCTTATATTTACTTGGATATGATGGTCTGTATTTACTCTTGATACTTTCTGCCATACATAATATATAAGGTTAAAAATTATTTATAGATGCCTACTCCAAGGTCTGTATCAGACATTAAATCTAAATTACTAAGACCTGCCCTTACTTCTCATTTTGAGGTACAACTTTCTTTTCCTCAAGAACTTAGAAGTTTTCTTGGTGCTGACCAAGAGAATGTAAATTTGTCATGCTGTGAGGCAAGTCTTCCAGGATCACAATTAGCAACCCTTGAAAATAATAATGACCGCACAGGTGTGACTGAAAAGCACGCATATAGAAGACAGTTTGATGATAGGATTGATCTGACTTTCTATGTTGATGCTCAAAACTATATGGCTATCCGTTTCTTTGAGGGATGGATTAGTTACATTATGAATGAAGATCAGGATAACAATCCATTTTCGGCAGGAACTGGTCCTACTCAAGATGCACCACCAAACCTTGCATCAAGAGAATATAATTATAGGGTAAAGTATCCCAATGATTATATTGCTGACCAGGGACTGAAAGTGATAAAGTTCGAGAGAGACTATCAACAGCAATTGACATATGAATTCATCAGGTCATTCCCTCTGAGCATTTCATCAATGCCTGTTTCTTTTGAAGCATCATCTCTTCTCAAGGTTACTGTATCAATGAGTTATATTAGATACATTGTATTGAAGACTCCAAGTAAAACTGGAAGACAGGGAGGATTTAACCCATTCGATTTGTTTAATCCTGGAGGTCAAGCAGATTTTAACGGTAATCAATTCCTTAATCTGTTTAGAAATAATCTCCCACTTGGTGCAAATGATCTATTGAGATCTGCTGGAATCACCTAATAAATAATAATACTGAAAAATTCTATAGGACATCATGCCTTTACCAAAGATTGCCACCCCGGTATATGAACTTGAATTGCCATCAACAGGAAAGACAATCGAGTACAGACCCTTCCTTGTTAAGGAAGAAAAGGTTCTTGTGATTGCTCTGGAGAGTGAAGACACAAAGCAGATTACGACAGCAATCAAGAACGTTATTAAAAACTGTATCAAAACGAAGGGAATTAAAGTAGAAGAACTTCCCACGTTTGATATTGAATATTTGTTCCTGAACATCAGAGGCAAGTCTGTTGGTGAGGAGATTGAAGTCAATGTGACGTGCCCCGATGATGGGGAGACTCAAGTCCCAGTGACAATTAATCTGGATGACATCGAAGTCCAGAAGAATGATGAACATACTAATCGAATTAAAGTTGATAATAGTATCATGATGGAGATGAAGTATCCATCACTGGATCAGTTCATCAAAAACAACTTTGATTTTAATGATAAGAATGCAATGGATCAATCATTTGAATTGATTGCAACTTGTATTGATAAGATCTTCACTGAAGATGAAGTTTGGGCAGTGGAGGATTGCTCTAAGAAAGAGATCGTAGATTTCCTTGAGCAGATGAATTCTTCTCAGTTCAAGGAGATTGAGAAGTTCTTTGAGACTATGCCTAAGTTATCACACTCAATCACAGTGAAGAATCCTAAGACAAAGAAAGAGAATGTGGTAGTAATTGAGGGTCTTGCGGGTTTTTTCGCATAGCCCTGATCCATATGGATCTGGAGAACTACTACAGACTTAACTTTGCCTTGATACAGTACCATAAATATTCATTAACTGAGATTGAAAACTTGATGCCTTGGGAACGAGACATCTACGTTGCATTATTACAACATCATCTTGAGGAAGAAGAATTAAAACAAAAGCAAAGGAATGCCATCAAGTAAATTCGGTTCTAAGTTCTTAGGTGAAGAAAGATACCAGCAGTATGTTGAGGAACTTACTGCTGAGGGAACCATTGATGGTGAGCAATTATCTCCTGAAGAGAGAAAAGAAGGATTTAAGAAGAGAAACGATAAGATAGGATTCCAAGATTTTGTAGATAAAGTATTAGATAAAAAGCAATCAGCATCTGTATCTAAGATAGCAGGATCATTACCTGGTGAGGGTCGTGGTGGTGCATTGATTAGAAGACCTACATCTGCGATGCAAGTGAGCAAGGTTACTCCTGAGACTGCTGCTGGTGGTAGCATCTTTGATGAGATCCTGAAGATTGTTACGTCTATTCGTGACACTCTGATAGAAAAGAATGAGTTTGATGCAGATCAATCCAAGAAAGATAAACAGTCTGCAGAGAGACAGGCAAGAGGGCAGAAAGAAAAACGTTTAGAATCTAATGTATTTGCTGGTATTGCAAAGGGAGTAAGTAAAGTTCTTGCACCAGTCAAAGGATTATTTGAAAAAGTATTTGACTTTATCAAAACTGTCATACTGGGAAGAGTTGTCGTAAAGTTAGTTGACTGGTTTACTGATAAAGATAATAAAGAAAAAGTAGACGCAATTGGTAAGTTTTTAGAGAAGACATGGCCAGCATTGCTTGCAGCATATCTTCTGTTTGGTAATAGTCTTGGTAGATTCGTGACAAAGTTGGTTGTCATGGTTGGTAGATTTACCCTCAAACTTTTAAGAAAAGGTATACCAAAACTTCTTAGTTTAATAGCAAGAAATCCTCTTGCGGCTGCTGCAACAGCAGTGGTTGCAGGAACTGCCGTCGCGATGGTTGCAGCAAACCAAAAAGGAACTGCTGTAGTGGAAGATCCAGAGGATCCAGATAAGTCTCAGGCAGATGAGATTAGAGAATTTGGTGGGATGACTGGTGCTCCAATCAGTGCTGACATGTTAGGATTTGGTCAATATAGTGGTGGTGGAATGACACCAATGGGAACAGATACAGTTCCTGCCATGCTTACTCCTGGTGAGTTTGTCATGAGTCGTGGTGCTGTCAACACATTTGGTTCTGGTTTCATGGAGATGATTAATGCTGCAGGTGGTGGAACTAATAAACCAAAGAATGGATATTTCTCTGCTGGTGGATATGTTCCTGGAGCTCCTGATGCTAAAGACAAGAGTG